GACCAGCGCGACCAACGCCGCCAACTCGGCGGCGGCGGCGGCCGGCAGCGCGACGAGCGCCTCGGCCAGCGCGTCGACCGCGACGACGCAGGCGCAGACCGCCGCCAACTCGGCGACGGCGGCGGCCGGCAGCGCCTCGAGCGCTTCGGCGAGCGCCTCGACCGCGACGACGCAGGCGGCCAACGCCGCCGCTTCGGCGAGCGCGTCTTCGACCAGCGCGACCAACGCCGCCAACTCGGCGGCGGCGGCGGCCGGCAGCGCGACGAGCGCCTCGGCGAGCGCGTCGACCGCGACGACGCAGGCGCAGAACGCCGCCAACTCGGCGAGCGCGTCTTCGACCAGCGCAACCAACGCCGCCGGCTCGGCGGCGGCGGCGGCCGGCAGCGCGACGAGCGCCTCGGCCAGCGCGTCGACCGCGACGACGCAGGCGCAGAACGCCGCCAACAGCGCCGCCGCGGCGGCGGCGTCGGCTGCGTCGATCACAGGCGGCGGCGTAACCTCGGTCGACGGCATGACCGGCGCGGTGACCGGGCTGGAGAAGACCGCGAACAAGGGCGCGGCGAACGGCTACGCCGCACTCAACGCGAGCGGCCAGGTGCCGTCCGGGCAACTTCCGGCGGCGCCGGTGACGTCCGTCGCCGGGCGCACCGGGGCCATAACGCTTTCGTCCGCTGACATTTCAGGATTGGCGCCGTCAGCCACGACGGACACGACCAACGCCGGCAACATCACCGACGGCGCGCTTCCGGCCGCACAACTGCCGGCGTCGACGAAGCGCAATGACGGGACGGTGGTTAACTGGCAATGGAACGGCCAGGGCGGACAGCCGAGCTGGCTGTGGGGTTCGAATGACGGCGTCAATATGCTCGTCTGGAACCCGTCGAACTTCAGCGTCAACTACGCGAACAGCGCCGGCTATGCGAGCAGCGCCGGTTCCGCGAACAGTATTCCCTCGACCTTTGGCGCGGTGGGGACTTACGTCGAGGCACACTGCGGGTCCAGCCTCGCGCCGGGGGGGACGACGGCAGGGTCTAATCTGTCAGTGTATCAGACTATCAATAGCGTCACGGCTGCTGTTTCCGGAACTTGGCAGTTCATGGGAGGGCAGGCGAGCGGCCAATCCGGCGGACTGTGGTTGAGGATAGCCTGATGCTGACGATCACCGCCGTCGCTGCGCCGTTCTACGCTCGCGCCGACAAGTCGCTGATCGACGTGACGGCGACGACCGACGCGTTCGGCGCGATTCCGATGACGCTGAACGCGACCGACCAGACGACCTATTTGATGGGCGACCCACCGGCGCCGGTGACCAACGCCGCGCTGTTCGCCCAGGCCGCAGGGGGCGCGTTCGGCGAGGTCGGGCCCTACGCGCCGCCCGTCGCGCAACTCGCCGCGGCGCTGACCGCCGCCGGTAGCGCGGCTTGCGCCGCCGTCGTCGCCAAGATCTATCCCGACGCCGCACACCAGGCCGCGTTTCAGAACGCCGCCAGCATCGTCAACGGCAATGGCGGGGCGGCGCCGACGGTCGATCCCTTGGCGACGAAGTTCGCCAGCCTCGCCGCCGTCTACGGCCTGTCCGCCGCCGCCTTCGCGTCGGTCGTGACAGCGATGCAAGGCGCGAGCTTCGACCTCTCCGCGGCGCTGGCGGAGCTCAACAGCGCGGCTGCCGGCGCCACGACGTCGGCGCAACTCGCCACAGCGCTCGCCGCATTCGAGACGGCGATCGCTGCGGTGGTCGCCGAGATCAACGGCGCGGGACTTCCCATGACAGTCGCCGCTCCGCCGCCAATCGGCATCGCCGGAGTCAACGCCTGACCCGCCTCGTCGCGCCGCCGCCCGAAATATCGCCCCGCCGCGCTGCTCGTGGCGTGATCGGTAACGCGTAGTCTGCAACCTCAAAGGAACCCACCATGACCGAACCGGCCTATGGCATCATCATCAATGAAAGCTACGCCGGCTCGCTGCCGGTGCAGTCCGGCGACTTCTCGGTCATCGGCCTGCTGCTGCCCGCCGACGACGCCGATCCGACGACGTTCCCGCTCAATACGCCGGTGCAGTTCAATTCGTCCGACCCGACCTATCTCGCCAAGGCCGGCACGGGCGACTTCGCCAAGGCGCTCGCCTCGATCAACAACCAGCTCGCCGCGTGGCAGAGCGCGGCCAACATCGTCGCGGTGCTGGTGACGCGCGGCGTCGATCTGCCGACGACGATCGCCAACCTGGTCGGCTCGCAGGCGAACTTCACCGGCCTCTACGCCTTCCTCAAGGCGGGCGCGTTGACCGGCTTCATCCCGCGGCTGATCGGCTCGCCCGGCTACACCGGCGGCGTCGCGGCCGGCGTCACCGCGCCGGTGGTCAGCGCGCCCGGCGAGAATTACACCAGCCCGCCGACGATCATTTTTACGCCGGCCGGCGCGCAGGCGCACGCGCTCCTCAACAGCAGCGGCGGCGTCGGCGAAATCGTCATGGACGCGCCCGGCGCCTACGCCGCCGGCGTCACGCCGGTCGGGGCCCTTAGCGGCGGCGGCGGGACCGGCGCGGCGATGACCTTCACCATGGTCAACGAGGCCAATCCGCTGTGCGCGGCGCTGCCGGCGGTGCTCCAGTCGCTGCTGGCGACCGCCTATGTCGGCGCCTCGGGCGACGGCGTCATCGCCAACACGCTCGCCTGGCGGCAGATGCTCTCTTCCGATCGGCTCAACCCGGCCGACGCATGGGTCATCCCCGGCTCGGGAAACGGCTATACCGACGGCGTCGCCGAGGCGCTTGGCGCGCAGGTCGCGGTCGACTTCCAGCACGCCGGCATTCCCGGCTGGTCGATCTCGGGCCAGCAGATCCAGGGCATCGGCGGCCTGAAGACGTACTACAGCTTCAGCCTCACCGACGGCGCGACGCAGGGTCAGGAGCTGCTCGCCGAACAGGTCAGCGTCATCGAACCCGGCGCGATCGGCTCCGACACCGCGATCGCCGCTTCGGGCTACGTGTGGGCCGGCGTGTGGAACGCCTCGACCGACCCGCGGGCGTGGTTCACCAACAAGCGGCGCATGAAGGACTACGTCAATCTGGCGCTGGTCAAGGCGATCCGCCTCCGCCTCGGCGTCGACAACGTCACGCCGCATGCGGTGCAGGCGGTGCTCAACGACATGGTCAACTTGGGCTCGTGGCTGCTGTCGAAACAGATCAGCATCGGCTTCAGCGTTTCGTTCGTGCCGAGCCAGAACAGCCCGTCGCAGCTGCAGCAGGGCCAGTTCGTCGTCGCCTTCGCCAACGAAGTGCCGGCGCCGATCACGCAGGTGACCGTCAATTCGAGCGACGATCCCGACGCGCTCACCGTCGAACTGGCGACGATCATCGCCCAGTCCGGCACCATCGCGCCGCAGTATCTCACCGCCTGACGAGCGAAGGCGGCAGTCGGCATTCGGCAGTCGGCAGTGGGCGGGGTAGCTCCCGGCCGCGACCGACCGCCGCTTCCCCGACTGCCGACTGCCGATCACCGACTGCCTTCCCAGGAGCGAATTCATGGCCACGATCTATATCCCCGAAGCCGTCAACATCTTCGTCGGCGACCAGGGTCCGGACAATTCGAAGCATCTCAAGATCACCGACGTCACGCTGCCGGTGCTCGGGGAAAAGACCGTCGAGCACCACGCCGGCGGCTCGATCGGCGCGATCGAAATCGGCGGTCTCGGCATCAACGCGCTGACGCTCGGTTTCAAGCTGGTCGGCTTCGATCCGCAGTCGGCGGCGCAATTCGGCCTCGGCGGCTCCGGCCAGTTGCCCTACACCGTCTACGGCGCGGTGCGCGACAAGCAGACGGGGACGGCGATCGAACTCAAATCGACCGCCTGGGGCCGCATGGTCAAGCTCGACTCCGGCACGATCAAGCGCGGCGACGCCAGCGAGCAGACGCACGAGATCAAGGAAATCACGCGTTACGCGCTCTATTGGAACAAGGTCGAGCTCTATTATTACGACTATTTCGCCTCGATCTGGCGCGTCAACGGCGTCGACCAGTACGCCGACGTCAATGGCATCCTGCGCATCGCGGGGTGAGGGGCCGCTTAGCCGCGCGCCGCCTTGCGCTCGGCGCGGCGGCTGAGCGTCGCCGCGTCGCGCGGAATGACGATCGAACTGAGCAGCGCGACGGGGAAGACGACCGCGCCGAAGACCCAGTGCAGCCAGAATGAGCGACCTTTGTGGCGCGCGATCGCTCCGGGGATCGCGCCGAGCGCGCCGGCGGCGATGACGGCGAAGATCCAGTGCCAGAGCGAAAGTCCGCCGTGCATCGCCGTTCCCCTATCCGTCGCTGCGGTGCGACGGGCGGCAATTATAGAACCTCGCGATCATGAAAGGAATTCTGATGAGCGACGAAACGCCGCGGGTTGTGACGGACAGGCCGCGCTTCAAGGCATTCCCGCTTGTCTGGCCGTTCGAATTTGACGGCAAGCGTTACGAGGCGGTTGGTCTCAAGCGTCTGACCGCCGGCGAGGTCGCCGTCTTCCAGGAGGCGGTGGCGGCGCTGCCCGAGGGGGTGGACGCGCAATGGCCGATTTATTGTGACGCCGATGGGGCGGCGCTGCCGCCCGGCGCGCTGGCGGCGCTCGACGACGACGACAAATTCGAACTGGACAAGGCGGTGCGCGATTTTTTGCCCCGCCGGTTCCAGGCCGCCCTGGCGAGCGCTTCGGACCAAGCCAATGGCGGCTCTACCGCGTCGCCATAGGCAACGTCGCACACTGGAGCCTGACCGATCTGATGGCGATGCCGTGGGACGCGTTTATCGCCGAGCTGATCGTTGTGCGTCATTTCGAGGGATGGGATAAATGACCAGCCTGACCTCGACGCTAACGCTGCAGCTCAAGGACGACGTCTCCAAGCCGGCGCGCAGCGTCGCGATGGCGCTGCGCGACGTCGAAGCCAACATCAAGATGGTCGCCAAGGGTATGGCGGCGACCGGCGCCACCGACAAGTTCGTCGCCTCGCTCGGCAAGCTGAAGCTATCCAAGGCTGACATTCAGGCGGTCGCCACCGCCTGGCGCGACTACGCCAAATCGGCGGCGTTGGCGGCGGATTCGTCGCAATGGACGGCGAAACAGATCAGCGACGTGCGCAATTGGGAGCGCACGACCCTGTCGGCCTTGCGCACCGTTAAGAGCGAACAGGCCGCCTATGCCCGCCAGCTTGCTCGCATGCCGCCGCCCCCCGGCCTGATGCGCCGCGCCGGCGGGGCAATCGGCGGCTTGCTGCCGTTCGCCGGGCCGGCGACCCTCGGCGCGGTGGCGAAGGGCGTCGAGGGCGCGGCGCAGCTTCAGGGCCAGGATATCGCCAACAAAGTGGCCGGGATTCCGGCCGGCGAACGCACCGCCGCCAACCGTCAGGCGATCGTCCTCAGCGGCAAATATGCCAACCTCGGTGCCGCTGAAGTGATGCAGACCTATCGTGAGTTGCGCTCGGTGCTGCGCGACACCGCCGAAGTCCCTGGCATGATGGACGTCGTCGTGCGCGCGAAGTCGGCGATGGCGGCGAGCGGCCTCGACGAAAGCGGCCTTGTCTATGCGCTGAAGTCGGCGGAAATGCTCGGCAAGGCGGGATCGCCGGTGCAGATGGAAGCGTTCCTCAACGCCTTCGTCAAGGCGCAGCAGGTCGAAGGCAAGACCATTACGCCCGAGCAATTGTTCGACTTCGCCCAGCAGCTCAAAGCCGCCGCGCCGAACTTGTCGGCGGCGTTCGTCAATACGCTTGGGCCGTTGCTGTCGCAGGAAATGACCGGCGGCCGCGCCGGTACGTCGGTGCAGCAGTTCGAGCGGCAGATTCAGGGCGGCTTCCAGGGCCAGCTTCACGCCGCCGCCAAAGAGTTCGTCTCGATCGGCCTGGCCAAAAAGACCGACTTCGAGACGACCAAGACCGGCGAAATCAAAGGCATGAAGCGCGGCCATACAGTAGTCGGCGCGGAACTGGCGAACACCGACCCGGACAAGTGGGTCTATACGGTGCTGGTTCCGGCGCTGCACAAGGCCGGGTTCAAGACCACCGAGGAGATGATCAAGGAACTGCCGCGGCTGTTCCCCAACAGCAATGCGGCGAACCTAGTCGCCAAGTTCATCCAGCAGCAGGATCAATGGGCGGCCAAGGCCGATCGCGTTGCGGCGGGCGAGGGGCTCGACGCCGCCAACGATCAGATGAGCGGCGTCACGGTTGCATGGGGCGCGGTGAAGAAACAGATCGGCGACCTGGGGGCGGTGTTCGACTCGCCGGCGATGAAGGACATCGGCGCAGGCTTGGCGGCGCTGGCGTCAGGGATCGGCGAAGCCAAGCTCAAAGTCTACGATTTCGCTCAGGCGTTTCCGCTCGCCGCGCGCGGCCTGGCCGATCTCGGCGTCGCCGCCGGCCTGGCGGCTGGCGGATTCCTGTCGCTGAAGTTGTTGACAGGATTCACTGGCGGCTTCGGGCTCAAGACCTCGGCGGTGGCGCTCGACGAATCCGCGGCTGCGTTGACGGCGGCGGCCGAGCGGCTCGGCGCCGCCGGCGGCGTCGGCGGTCCCGGCGGCAAACCGGGCAAGAAGGGCGGCTCTTGGCTCGGTGGCTGGGGCTGGCCGCTGTTCGGCGCGACGGTGGCGAAAACCGTGGCCGACGTCACCGACCCCGAAGGCAACTTCTGGGGCCTGACCACGCCGCTCGACCGCTGGATGCAGCGCAACTGGGGCTTCAATTTCAGCGCACAGGACGTTGTCCCGGCGGAAGCCGCGCCCGAAAAGGACATGATCGCCAAGGCGCCTCAACCGCTCAAGGACGCGCCGCCGGCCGCCGCGCCGTGGCAGGCGACGCCCTCCCAGCGCGCGATGGCCGGCGCGTATGGTTTCGCGATCCCCGACGTCAAGCCGAAGGCCGACGAAGCCAAGGCGGCGCTCGACGCCCTCAACGGCACCGTCAAGCCCGATGTCGATCTGTCGGCGCTCGACGCGGCGATCGCCCGCATCGCGCAAGTGCGCGACGGGCTTGCGTCGCTCGGCCGGTTCGGCGGCGGCCTCGCCTCGTCGCCGTCGCTCGGCGCGACGCAGCGCGGGCGTTTCACCTTCGGCGGCGTCTCCGGGGAGTAGCGCATGCTCTATATGCTCGGCGACGTCGCGTTCGAACTCCAACCGACCAACCTCGACACGGTCAACCGCGAGCGCGGCCAGGATTGGGCGGCCAAGGCGATCGTCGGCGCGCAGAAGCCGCGCGAGGCGATGGGCGTCGCCGACGCGCCGATGACGCTGTTCGGCAAACTGTTCCCGCATCGTTACGGCCTGGGCGGCCTCGAGGCGCTGGAGGCGATGGCGGAGGGAACCGCGCCGCAGATGTTGATCCGCGGCGACGGGACGGTGCTGGGTTGGCATTGCATCGAACGGGTCAAGGAAAAGCACACCTATCTCGACAATGAAGGCGTCGGCCGGGTGATCGACATCGAGATCACGCTGACGCAATCGCCGACTGGGCCCGGCGCCGGCGCAATGATGAGCCTGCTGCAAGGACTGTTCTGATGGCGACCTTGCAAACGCTTGTCTTCCCCAACGCCGACACGCCGCTCGACTTGCTGTTGTTCGTCGCGCTGAAGCGCGAGGTTTCCGGCTTGGTCGAGGATACGTTGGCGCGCAATCCCGGCCTCGCCGCGTTGGGGCCGTTTCCGCCGCAAGGGACGCAGGTCGTCGTTTCCGTGCCGCCGCCGGCGTCGACCACGCCGCCGCCGCTGGTGGTGAGACTCTACTGATGAGCGAGGCGGCCTACCGCATCTCCATCGACGGGAACGACGTCTCGAGCGCGTTCGCGCCGGTGTTGATCTCGCTGACGATCACCGATTCCGATGGCGGCAAGGCCGACACCTGCGAAATGGAGTTCGACGATTCCGGCGGCCAGATCGCTCTGCCGGCTCCTGGCGCCGAGATCGAAGCGCTGCTGTGGTGGGTCGATCCGCCGGCCGGCGCCAGCGCCGGCGCGGTGCAGTTCACCGGCGTCACCGACGAACCGAAGTCGCACGGCTCGCGCGGCGGCGGACGGACGCTGTCGATCTCGGCCAAATCCGCCGACCTCAAGGGCAACGGCAAGCACAAGAATTCGAAGCATCTCGACAACCAGAGCTTCGGCGCGGTGGCGCAAGCCTGGGGCTCGGCCGCCGGCTATCAGGTCAGCGTCGATCCATCGCTCGCTTCGATTCAGCGCGACTATTGGACGATGGCGAACGAGTCGTTTCTCGCCTGGGGCGCGCGCATCGCCGATGATCTCGGCGCGACCTTCAAGACGGCCTTCCCCAAGGCGGCGTTCGTCCCCGTCGACTCCGGATCCTCGGCTTCCGGCGCGGCGCTGGCGGGGGTGACAGCGGCGGTCGGCGTCAACCTGATCGAATGGGACGTCGCGCCGACCTTGTCGCGCGGAATCTACGGGAACGCCAAGGTGCGCTGGTACGACCACACCAAGGCGCAATGGAACATCGCCAGCGCCAGCATCGGCGACGACGGCGCTGAAGCCGACCTGACCGACACCTTCAAGGCCGCCGACCAGGGCCGCGCGACGACGCGCGCCGGCGGCCGCGCCGCCAAGGCAAAACGCAAGAAAGGCGAAGGCGACAGCGTCCAGATTGACGGCGATCCAGCCGCCATGTCGCAAGCCAATCTGACCATCGTCGGCGCGCGCCCCGGCGTCGACGGGCAATACCGGATCAAAACCGCGACGCACAAATACGTCCGCACTGGCGGCTGGACGACGCATTGCGTTCTCGACCAGCCGCAGGGCGCGGCGGGAACCGACAGCCGTGACGATTCGTCGTCGTCGAGCGACGCGTCGAGCCCTTCCGCCAACCCGCTCTCTCCTGGCGGCGCCTACTCGCCTTAGAGCCACCCGCGTCGGCTTGAACGCCCCGCGTCCGACAAAACCTCAAACCTCAAAGGGTCGCATGAAGCCCATACGCGCCTTGCTGGCGGCTGTCGCCGCCGGCCTGATCATTGTCGCCTCCGGCGCCGCCGAGGCCAGCGGGCGGGCAGGGCGCCCCGCTCCATCGCTCACCGCGCCTGCGTTGGCTGATGGCCCGCCGGCGCTCGCCGCGCGCGTGGCGTGGGGCGCGGGCGGGGCGGCGGCGTGCGCTGGCGCCGACCTGGTCGCCGAAGCGGCGCGCTATGTTGGCTCGGGCAAGTTCACGTCGCTGCCCGGCGCCTGGTGCGCCGATGCGGTGAGCTTCTGGCTCAAGGCGACCGGCTGCGCGCCGCTGAAGAACCGCATGGCGGCGAGCGCGCTCAGCTATGGGCCGCACGTCGCCAACCCGCAGCCGGGCGATCTGGCGGTGATGCGGACGCGGCGCGGTTACGCCGGCCATGTCGGCGTCGTCGCGCGGGTCAACCCCGACGGCTCGATCGAGATCGTTTCCGGCAACTGGAATCGCCGCGTCGCGCGCAGCGTGATCGCGCGCGGAAGCGTGACGGCGTTCGTCAGGCCGTGAGGAGGATCGCATGGGTTGGACATCGCTCGCTCTTATGGCGTTTGGCGCTTTGGTCGTCGTCGTTGGGGCATTGACGCAGCCCGTCGGCGGCGAAGAGGGAGAATTGATGGGGCGCGCGATCGCGGTGTTGTTCGGTGGCGGCGTCTTGTTCGCCATCGGCGCAGAGGTCGGATTCGTTTGGCTGATGAAGGCCATCGGCTGATCGCGCCTGTGCGCGCCGCCGTCGCCTTCGTCGCCGGGCTGATCGGCGCCGGGCTGCTGCTGCGCGGCGTCGACGATTGGGGCCTCGGCTTTCTCTGCGCCGCGGCGGCGCTGGTCGCTTTCCGCGCTCGCGTCTCTGCGCTGCGCCGCGTCGAGACGGCGCTCGCCATCGCGCTCGTCCTGGCCGGCGCCGTCGGCGGCCGTCCAGCCGAAGGTCTCGGCGCGGCGATAGTCGCCGTTCTCTTGATCGAACCGATGAGGATCTTCTGATGACCGTTCCCGCGCTGCCCCCCGTCAAGCAAGTCCCGTCGCCCAACTATTCGCCGGTCGAGATCGCCCACGATCTGTTCGTTTTCCATATGATGGAGGGCGGCTATCTCGGCTCGGTGGCGTGGCTGTGCCGCGCCGCGACCAAGGCTTCGGCGCATCTGTGCATGCGGAAAGACGGCGGCGAGGTCACGCAGCTCGTGCCGCTGAACGCCAGGGCGTGGGCCGAATGCAATTTCAACGGCCGCGGCGTGTCGCTGGAGATCGAGGGTTTCACCGCGCAAGGCATGGCCGAAGAGACGATGCGCGCCGCCGCGCTGATCGCCGCCTGGTATTGCCGCGCCTACGGCGTCCCGCCGGTGTGGGCGAAGGGCGGCGAGGGGCGCGGCCTGTGCCAGCACCACGACCTCGGCGCGGCCGGCGGCGGCCATGTCGATTGCAGCGACATCGGCGGCGAAACTTGGCTGAAACTCGTCGCCTACACGAAGGAGGCTTACGACGCCTTCGGCGACGGCCCTTTGCCGGCCTGGGCGCTGCATGGCGCGCCGGCCCCGCACGCGGTCGAGCTGCCGCCCGACGTTGCGCCCGAGCCGTCGCACGGCGGCGCGCCGCGCGTCGATCCCGCTTCGCCGCCGGCGGCGCATCCGACCGCCTCGACCTATCCGGCCGGCTCGGTCGCCGATCTGCAATGGCGGCTCAACAAGGCGGGCGCGACGCCGGCGCTCGACGTCGACGGCCACGCCGGGCCGCTGACCCGCAACGCCATCGCCGCCTTCCAGGGCAAGCACGGGCTCTACGTCGATGGGTTGATTGGCCCGAAGACGTGGGCGGCGCTGGCGACGGCGAGGTTGTGATGGTCTACGCGCGCGAAGTCCGGCCCTCATCGCAGAACGCCGACGGCTCTCTGACTTATCCCGGCGCATGGATCGAACTGTGGTTTTTCGATCCGACGACCGGCGTCCATTGGCTGATCGGCTTTCGGCCGAAGTTGCCGGCCTAGCGCCGGCGCTCTCTGACGGCTCTTGCAAAGCCCCGCGCGCCGGCGGCTTCCGGCGCATCCCCAACAGGACTTTGACCATGAGCAACCTCATCACCGCCAACGTGCTGCGTCATCTCGCCTGGCAGGTCGCCGCCGCGGCGATCACCGCCGCCGT